ACCTCAAAGGCTTGGATCTGACCATCAGTGAGAGGTTTTCCTTGGGTCAATTGTTGGTTGTACCTTGCATAGGTTTCTGCCACGCCCTTCATGGCATCGTTAAGATCAGCAGCCGATTCCCTTGACTGCGCTAGTTGCTCCTCTACTGCCTGTGCGTTGCCCTGCTGACCGATGCCAGCGAAGGGGTTAGTTCTCTGTATGTCATATCGACTGTTTAGTTGTTGCTGTGCTTCATCAGAGAGCCTCTTGGCCTTGGCCCGTTGAGCATCATCGGCCGCCAGTTGCTTCTCTACCTTGTTGGCCTTTATGATGGAATCCGTTGCTTTATCATATGCTTTGTTCAGGTACTCAGGGTAACTTTCACCTTGTTGCTGTGTCCTTTTGAGTATTTTCTGTGCAGCAGCACCCTTCAAACCAGACGGATCTATCTTTGCCTTGATGGTCGCATTTAAGGAATCCAATTTAGCCTGAACTGCCTTGAGATCAATCTCAGCATCCACCTTGACTTTGAACACCTGTTTCTTGAATTGGTCTTGGATCTCTGAAGGCAGTTTGTCAATTCCAAATGCCTTAAGCATCTTGGGAGACAGGTCAGGAAGTTTGATGTCAGCGAAACGTTTGTAGAGATCGTCCAGGTGTGTTGATGCCTTGGCCACTTCTTCTGGAGTCTTGGCCTTCGCTATTTCCTCTGTGGTTTTCTTGATTTCATCAGAAAGGATCTTCTGCTTCTTGGCTTCAGCAGCAAGTGCATCTGCAACCTTCTGGGCGGCCGGGGCGGCAGCCTTACGCAGCTTGGCCAGGTCACGGTAACTCTTGGCAGCCTGCTCCTGTATCTTGACCAGGTTCTGGTTGGCCCGAGTGATATTGTAGGTCTTGCCAGTCTGCCTGGCAAATTGTTGTGCCTGTTTGGCAGAAGCCTCTGCTGTTTTAAGTGTGGCCTCAGCCATCTTCAATTGGTCTTCAGTGTAGGCTTTTGCAAACTGTGTGGTCGCTTTCTCTGATTGCTTCTGAGACTTTTCAAGGGCCTTATAGTAATTGAACTGAGCGGGCCGCTTACTTTGAGTTTCCATATCTCGCAGAGCAGCAGCAGCCTTGTCCGCCGCGTCCGCTTTAGCCAACAGGGCTCCGTTTCCCTTGGTAGCCTGGTCCTTGGCAAACTTCGTGATATTACTCAGAGAGGACTTGACCCCGTTCATGGCCGAAGAGAGAGCTTGTTGAACTCCAGCGGTCAGTTGGTCAATGGATGATCCAGCCTCACTCATGGCGTAATTCCATTGCTTTTGAAATTCAGCAAGGAACTGGCGTTCAATTTGAAGGGTCTTGTTCAGATCTTCTTGTGTGATGGTCGGGATCTTGTCAGCAGCTTCCTTTGCTGCTTGTCCCATGTCTTCTACAGAGTTGGCCAGGTCACTCTCAAACTTCTTGTAGGAAGGGTCGAGCCCATCAAAGGCGTCCATGATGGAATCCACGTCCTGTAGCAAGACAGTCTTAAACTCGTTCCAGAAGGTGGCCAGTCTAAGAGTTGCACCACCAGTCCTGGTCAATTCGTTGTTGAACTCAGCCTGAGCTTTCTGCAACTTGTAGGCATCAGCCTTGGTGAACTCTTCCCACGCTTTCGTGGCCGCACCTATTGATTTCTGCATTTCCTTGAAAGTTTGGTCCATGACCTCGGCATTCTTGCCACCAACGCTCATTTCACCAACTACGGCACGGACACGGCTGAAATATTCAGCCATTTCAGCAGAGTTTCCTGCTGTCTCTTTTGATAACTTAGCCAACACACCCTGGAGCCCACCAAAGGCTTGGATGGCTTGCTTGCCAGTGGAGACTCCCCACTTCTCAAAGATGGCCTGCATCTTCTCTGTTGGCTTAATGAGCTTCTGAGTGACAGCACGCAACTGGGTGATGGCCGTATTGGCCTTCACGCCTTGACGGGTCATGGTGGCAATGGCAGCCGAGGACTCTTCAAATGAGATGCCTAACTCAGAGGTCAGGGGAAGAACACGACCAATGATGTTGGCCATGTCAGCCAGCCGTAACCTACCTAGTTCAACCGTCTTGAAGAGGATATCGGACACATGTTCGGATTCGGTAGCAGCCATCCCGTAACTGTTGAGAGCAGACGAGATTGCATCCACAGCAGCGGCTGTAGTGGCGCCCGTGACAGTGGCCAACTTCTGGGCGTCCGTCAAGGCGCTCATGGACTCGGCAGCCCCACCAATCTGGTTAGACAATGTTTGGTAGAGGCCTTCAGCGAGTTGTTGGCTTGTCACACCCAACTTAGTTCCAACATGCCCGATAGCAGTGGCCAGTGCTTCAGAGGAACCCAAAGCGTTTCCGGCGATGGTTTGGATTTCCGCAATGGCCAGACCAAACTCTTGTGCCTTCTGTGTGGCTTCCTCTAACCCTTGCTTCAGGGCGGTGAAGCCACGCAGAAGCAACTGGGTCTGAATCACACGCGACATGGTTTGCCATGAAAGAGTCATTGTCGCAGTGGCGGTCGTAGTCTTTTTAGCCGCCACTGCGACTTGTGCAGACGCTTTCGTAGCGTTCCTGCTGATACCAAGGTACGCATCACCAGCCTTCTTTGCTGCTGCTGGAAGCCTACCAAAGGATTGATTCAATTTGTCGCCATTGAACGCATCCCCAGCACGCTTTACTTTCAAAAGAGCGGCGGTAACCAGGGACAAACTATTGGTAAACTTGGACAAGGATGAAATGGCTCCACTTGCATCGAAGCCAAGTCTTTGAATTGTCTCGGACATCAGCTGATCCTAATTCTCTTCAGGTACTTATCACGCAGGGGATCTGGAAGTCTCACGGATAGGGCTGCGTCTTTCCAGGCAGCCAGGGCGCGGGCTTGGAAATGATAAGGAGTGTTCTCGATGTCCTTCCACCATGGGTTGGGTGGCGCAGGCCCAACTACAGCCCTATTGAACTCATTGTAGGACAAATAGCGAAGACTGGATGACCATTCAAAACCATAGAAATCTTCCTTGGGGGCTATGATTATTTTACCAGTGCTAGTGGCTTTACCTAATGCTGTCCTGTCTTTCCTATTACTGGTGGCCCTGGGTCCTATAGCAACTGATGTACCCAGTGCATGTGCCAGCTTTTGAAAGGAGGCCCGAGTGGCACCAGACCAAGTGGGTAGAGGAATGCCGTTGACAGCTATCTGTAACCACACTTGACCTGTCCTCTTGATCTCTTTCTCCATGAAGGCTGCAAGATCCTTTTGGTAAGAAAGGACCTCGAACTTGAACCCCTTGAGGTCCATCTTGAAACCTAAATCACCAGCCATTATCTTATCCCACACTTTGCCAATTCAGCCACTTCTTTAAGGCGAACATACTCATGGGTCTGACTGAAGCCTAGTACCATGGCCTGAGTCAATACGTCACACTCGTCCCAGGATTCCATGACACCTGGGGGCCTGATACCAACCAGAGCACAAGCCTCCCATATCGCATACTCGCCAGTGCGATAGGGAGGAAAATGCCACTTCCTACCTACTGAGGCAGACCACGTAGAAAAGACTCCCGAGCCTCTTCAAGCTTTGCCTCGTCCAGGGCGTTTGCTGAGAGGATACAACGGGAGATAAGGCTCATTTCAATGTCAGAAAGGCCAGCGTCCCGCAACTCCTGTTCCCATTCCTTCCATGTGCTGGGCTTCTCAAGGTCAACTTTCTCCCATTCGATTTTACTAGGAGCCAGCGAGAAGACACAGAGATACGAGAACCGCAAATCACTGTAGTCCTTTAACGCTTGGACGTAGCTATCATCTTCAAGATCAGGACCGAAACCACTGCGTGTTCGAATGTTGGGGGCCTTGGGCTCCGGGAATTTCTTGTGAAAGTCGTTCATCTTGACAGCACAAGCCCGGAACACGATGTCTTCTCCAGAGGTTCGGGGGAGGACAAGAATTTCGTCGCCAGACGTAACTTCAACGCCATTGATCTTCATAGTTCAAAACTCCTAAATGAGGCACTGATAAAAAGGTGGGTGGGGAGGGTTTCTCCCCACCCCGGGAACTAGCATTCACTGTCTGTGGAACGAGTTACAGACGCATCGGTGACGTTACACTTGCCGGATACAGCGATGGTCGCAGCCTGGTAATCGTAGTCCAGGCTTTCCCATCGGAAGTCTTGCAAGAGAACGTCTTCGTCTTCGTCGGTACCACACGGAACACAGTGCTTCGCGCGCATGTCAATCGAGTATGGCGCACACTGGTCACTGTCACTGGAAATCCAGCCACCAGCTTCACCGGTCTGCTTGATCGCGTCAACCGGAGTGATGTCACCACCAGAACTTGACTTGATGTACTCATAGACGAACTCAAGGTTTACTTCGACCGGCTGGTCGTCACCTTCCTTGACAGTATCCAGGGTACCACGATCCAAGAGGTACTCATATTCTTTGGCTTCGGTGAAGGTAAGGTTGCCTTCTCCAATCTTCACGGTCAGCCGCTGGGGCAAGAAAGTAATCACGTCGGCTACTGACGGGACCGTGTTAGCCGTGGCCAAGTTAGGAGTAAATGTGATATTGTTCACGGTGTTCGCCGTATTGGTCTCGCCCGTGATCGTATAGATCACATTGGCATTGCTGTTGATCGTAAAGCGACCACCAACCGGAACCATTGTCGTCGGGGTATCCGTGGAGACCACAGTGTTGATGTTGAGATTATTGTCGCCGTCGGCCGGGGTGGCTGTTTCGACGAGTGCTGAGCCGCTGAAACCATCCTCAAGGTAGATGGTGACATCGCGGAGTTCAATACGTGCCATTATATAGGCTCCTTTAGATTGAAGTTAATTCCATTCCATACAAAGCGTCCACTTCGGATTGCTTGATTCGATCCTCCATACTGATCTGTCCGAAGTGCCAAATCTTGACAGCCTCGGCTCTGTCTTTCTTGATAACCAGACATCCAATTAAGGATTTGTCATCACCAGTGCCAGGCCCATACTTGTAAACAGGTACAGGTTCAAGCATTGCATTGGCAAAAGTTCCAGTCCATCTGACAATATCATAGGCATCTGCGCCAGCGATAGCCATCTGCTTTGTCATCAGGAAGTTAATACCAACCTCCACTTTGTACCAGTTTCTGCTGACCTCCTTGATGGAGGGGCCAGTGACCCGGCACTCTACATGGTCAACCCGCTGCGTGGTGTCATCACGTTCGTCGATGCCTTCCACGAAGTACGGTAACGAAAGCCCGGAAGCCACTGTTGAAAAGTGTTTAGCAACAGATGCAAAGATCCACCGCGCAAGGTTTTCATCCATTACTTTATCCCCGGTAATCATTTGAGATCGGACAATGTTGCCGCGATCCCTAGTTTGTCACAGATGGCAAGAACTTCTTCATCTGTAGTTGTATTGAATCTATCTCTAACTTCTAAGGCTGTCAGTTTGTCTTTCCCAGCCATTAAGTTTTCTATAGTATCTGCTTCTGCATGAGTATAGATGTTTTCACTATACTCAATCTTTGCACCTGGCCTTTGGATTGCCATCATAAGTTTATCCCCTTTGAACACTCCTAAAACAGCCTTGCTAGTTTGTACTATCATTCTATTACTATTATCCATCCTTTATCTACTAGATTAGACTTGGCAGTTGTGGCCTCAGCACTGCGGGACGTGTCGGGGGCCCCGGGATTACCCTCATAACTTAGATAACCATCTAAAGCGCCAGTAGCATCCGAAGCGATCAAAATATCATCTAGCACCGTCGCAGACAAATTGCAATTCGAGAAATGAATATACGCAATGTTAGTCCAAGTGCTATGTACCACGACACTGTCCAGGGAAGTATTGTTAGGACAATATAAATGTGTCAAAGCAGTCCAGGCAGCATATGTATTGAATACTGTTAGATTATTGGTACCGGCCTCAACCCAATCGACATTTGTCCATTCTTCATAGGTGTTGAAAGTAGAAAACCCACAATTGCTACATTGGATTTTTATTAAAGAGGTCCACTCAGGTCTTGTGACCAATGACCCCAAGTCTACATTGTTAGTGAGTAACAACTGTTCCAAGGCAGTCCAAGCAGCATAGGTATCCAGATTAGTAATAGAGTTTCCCCATATGCTGAGGTATTTCAAAGCTGTCCAAGATGACTGTGAATTGAAGATAGTGACATTATCATTGTTTACGTCAATCTCTTCTACTAAACTGGAATCTGCGTCCCAGCTTACCAAGTAGTTTCCTGTGCTGGCATATGTGTATGAGATGCTATTGTTGGTGTTGGTGGTGCCATCTCCAAGATCCCATGTCACAGTTGATCCGCTGGTCATCACCACAGAAGGATCAAATGGGGAATCAGCCCCTGTTGTATATAGGAGGTCACCAGACTCGGCTGTGCCAGCTACATTCACAGTGAGCCCAAGATTCGAGGAGGAGGATGTCTCAATGTATCTTGCAGCCGTCGCCGAACTGATAAGAGACATACTTGAAGTAATATCTTCGTTGACATTTTTCACAGCCGTAGATGAACTGACAAGAGATATGTTTGAAGTGATGCTCTTATTGGTGTCTTTCACGCCCGTTAATGAACTGACAAGAGATATGTT